CGTCAGCATCCTCAATAACTCGCAACGCTAATACCTCGTCAAAAAAGTAAGTAATAGATTGTCCTAATTTAGTACCAACCATTTTTGGTGCTTGTTCAAAGACACCATCATTATTTACTTTATCTTCTTTACAAATAAACATGACATGCATTTGTAAATCACGAAACGCTCTCATAACATTTGTTACCGACTCTTGGACTTCTCCATAAGCCTTACGAGCGTCTTTGTGCTTGGCTTTCTCAGCCTGTAGTAACAATTCACTTATCTCTGAAATAGAGTCTAAGCAAACTGTATCGTACTGCAACTTACCAGAACGCAGAGCTTCATAAACCTCTACGACCTCAGCAGCACTTTTTACTTCGATTGCTTCCACGTTTTGTGCATCTCTAATAGACAACAAACCAGCTTCAGCACTTATGACTAACACCTTACCTGGTGCTGTTCTTGCTAGATATGTTTTACCAGCTCCAGCCATTCCATAAACCAAGATTTTTGCACCTTGATCTTGAACAGCATCAGCGGGTGAAACTATCCTACTTGTTATATCATTTTCCATATAAACCTCTCTTCTTAAAATTTATAACTTGAAAAGTATATACCATATTGATACCATGTGTAAATCATTTTTTTTAAGGAGAGTAAAAAATGCAACAACAAAATACTGATAAGGTCTGGTTGGCTAACTATTACCACCGTCAAAGAGCCTTAGCTATACAACAATTAAAGGGGTTAGAAACTATGGGTGTAAAACCAAAATATAAAGACAAAAAAGTGAAAGAGTATTCTTTTATAGACTACATAAGTTTCTTAGGAGATCGTAAGGCGGCAGAAGATTGGGATGTATCCATTCATACTGTGAGATCCTGGCGTTATGGTAATAGACAGCCGTCAATCAGACAGGCAAAAGAAATCATAAAAGCTACGGAGGGCAGATTAAATTTTGAATCTTTCTACGGTTCAGTTGACGATATTGTAAAAGTAGAAGAGTAAGATGTTTAATCTTAATCTGTCTGAGGATGAGTCAGCCTTAGATATAGCGCTTGCCTATTATGACGAGGGCTATAACGTTGTCCCATTACAAAGATCAAACAAAAAACCGCCAAGCTTTCTAAAAGGTTGGGAGCAGTACAAAACTTCTAGGCCAGACAGAAAAATTGTAGAGCAGTGGTTTACTGGCAGAGACAATCTAGTTGTTGCATTAGTCTGCGGTAAATTTGTTGTGGTTGATGCTGACTCACCAGAAGCTATGGACTGGGTAGAAAATAATCTACCGACATGCCCATTTAAGGTTAGAACCGGTAAAGGTATGCACTATTATTATAATAACCCGCAAGCATATACAACCTTTGCCACCAGACGAACAAATGAGACTCCTATTGAGCGTTTGATTGATATAAGGGGCGAAGGTGGTCTTATTATTGCAGCGTACAACAGACATGCTAATGGGCAGTTATATCAACCGCTAAGATTAGATGGGTGGGATGTATTTGATCACAACGATTTACCAGACTTTACATCTGTAGAGTTTGAAAAGATTACAGGTGTACCCAAAGTTGATTCAAGTGCTAGAACTGCACCCTTTGCTTTGGAGGGTGTCAAAGAAGGATCACGTAATGATGGTGCCGCAAGAATAGCTGGTTATCTTATATCCAAAGATGTCAATATAGAGTTTTGTAAATCTTTCCTCCAAAGCTGGAACCTCAACAACAACCCACCATTACCCCAAGCAGAAGTAGATAGTGTTGTAGATAATGTCAAGAAAACACACGATAGAAAAAATCAGATTGCACCTTTGTTTGTGCAAACCAAAGAAGATGTGAAACCGCCAAAAGATCTATTTAATCCACCAGGACTGCTCAAAGACATGTATGACTTTTGTGAAGATATAGCACAAATATCACAGCCAGAACTATCTATAGTAGCGGCTCTAGCCCTAGCTAGTGTTACGTGTGGCAGATTATATAAGACTGAGATGAATAACTTTTCTTCACTTTATTTTATGTGTATCGCTAAA